AGTTGTAGACTCTGCAATACCGCCGATTCCGAATAGAGAACCAGAACCAATTTCGACAGATGTTGTAGCCTCGCCTTGACCAGCACCACTGTAAGTGAATGTGCCAGATCCGATTTCTGGTACGACAGTTCTCTCGATTGTGAGAATACCACCTTCCTGACGTATGGTGATTTGACCAGATGTGCCAGGATCTTTGTCGTCTCCATAGTATCCAAAGACCTTGACTGGTCTTGCTTCTGCACCAGTTGTCTGGAAGTCGAATAGGAGAGATCCAGCACCAAACTCTGTAGCTGGAACGAATCTCTCTTTTGCACCAAATTCAACACCGTTAAGATCACCGATTCCATCATCACCAATCTGACCATTACCCTCAGTACCAATACCAAGAATGTAGATTGTACCATCAGTAAGAATAGGAGCGTTGGTACGACCGATTGCCTTACCTTCGATGATGATAGTACCAGATGCAGGGTACTTAGGTAAGAACCTTGTGGTAACAATGCCTGGACCTGTTCCGTCTTCGTTGAGGCCACCACCAGGCAAGAGGAACATACCTGTCTCGATACCAATGTTCCGATCGATACCATAATGAGGTGTGTAATCGATATCTGGGTGAGTAAGTTCTCCAACCAGACGTAATGTTGCTTTCTGAGACTGAGTAGCAAAGGAAACCTTGAAGTCTGAGTATCCGTCCCCAAAGATGTGTAGGTAAGTTCCTTCTGGTGGATCGAAACTGGATTTGATGACACCAGAACCAGAGAAGGTTGCAGAACCAACACCCTTGATGTCGAGAATCCTTCTGTAAGTAGTGATTCCAACTCCACTTTCGAGAGTAATAGAACCAGAACCAATGAAGTCTTTGGTGACACTCTCGTTTGCAGTATCGGAAATATCGAACAGAACTGTTCCTTCTGGAGTCTGAGCGATGAATCTCTCATCGGCACCACTAACAAAGTCGAATAGAGATGTTGTGCTACTTGCAACAGCAACTCTCTCGATGGAAGTGCCAGATACGTTGAGTGTACCAGAACCAATCCAACTTGGGATGAACTGAGTAAACTTGGCAGGGATTGTTGGGAATACAATCTTTCCGAATGGGAACCGAGATTCCCTTGGTGCTGGATCTGTAATGAATCCAGCATCTTCGTATCCGTTGTTGATTTCCTGTTGATCGAATCCAGTATCGGAAGGATACAGTCTGGTGTAAGGACGACCACCAACAGAACTGATTCCGAGAATACCACGATCCTCGGCAACAACATTGGAATCAAATCTGACATTGTATTGCTGGTTCTTATCAAACGATGGAAGAACGCCAGGACCACCAACTGCCTCGTCATATGTAAGACCAGTTGGTTGTGAATTATCAAAGGTAATATCTCCAGCATCGAGAGATTCAACGGATGTAAGTCCGATTCCAACATTTGTAAGTGAGAATCCACGACCAACATCCTCAACAGAGATTGATCCGTAATCTTCATTCTCTGTACCGAAGAGAATAGAAGACTCATTGTAAGAATCTGTATTCTTCTCAAAGATGGTGTTACCAGTAAGAGAGATGGTTCCACCGAACTCATCATCAGGAATATTGATCTTACGAGCGTAAGTCTGATAAGGTTCTCTTCCTTGACTGAACGTTCCAGTACCAACACCAGTGATATGTGGAGCGAAGTTGACGTTCGCAGCACCAGAAATAAACTGGTAATCTCCAACCAAGTATGCCTTGGTGCTGGATTCTGCCGCACCACCAATAGTGAAGAGTGAACCAGATCCCTCTGGAATGAATGGAGTGATCGACTCATTAGCAGTAGAGATGCCAATGGTGATTGCACCTTCTTCACCGAAGACTGTGTGTTGAGGAGCCTGACTGAACCAGTTTGCACCGAAGATGTTGATGCCAGCCTTGTAGGTAGCAATACCAGTAATACCAGAAGATTCGTATTGAATCGCAGCTGCGATATCGAGATCTTCGGAAAGTAGGAACGTTGCAACACCTGTTGTTCCAGCAGTCTGAACAATAAGACTGGATTCTCCAACAGAGAATGTATCTCTGTTTGGATAGTGTTGACCGCCAACTTGAACGTAGTTGAACTCTCCGAGAAGGAATCCCCAGTTCTCTGCAACCTTGGGTATTGTCTCGTCGTTTGTATTGATTGGTCCCCAATCTTCCGATAGTTGAGTTGGAGTGGCAGTGATAAGACCCCAATCGTATTCCTCTGTTGCAGCCTCTCCAGTTGCAGAGAACCAAGAAGGAGTGTAAACAGGAACTCCCTGTTGCATCCCTCCAGAGATATCGAATAGATTTGTATTCTCGTAGTCCTTGACAAGTACAACATCTGTTGCCGCACCAGAAGTATTGAAGAGAACTGTATTAGATTTGTCTCCACTACCAGTAACAATAGCGATACCAGATACAGAACCAGAAGGTCTAAGTAGAGCCTTTCTTGTATTTGGTAGTATATTTCTACACTCTGCACCATCTCCAGAGATACCGAAGAGAACGGTGTTATCAACAGTTGCAGGGACGAACGCCTCATCTGCACTACCAGATGCAGTAATCGTATCACCGACACCGAAGACTGTACTTTGTGGAGCCTGACTGAAGAAGTTGGTTCCAGAGAATGTTGCTGTACCAGATCCAGAGTATGCAAAGAAACGATCTTCGTCTGCAACACCTTCTTTCTTGAACGTACCAAGACCTTCGTATCCTCTGACAATGGCATCGTTGCCCTTGACAAAGGTTGCCTGATATTCGTCAAGGAATATTCCGCCTTGTAATTTCTGTGGTATTACACCGTAATCTTCAGCAGATGTAGGTGTAGAAAGTATACTTCCGTAGCTTTCAAATTCTACCTGATCTTCGTCAGAGAATGATCTCTCCTTCGCAAGAGGATCTGTGATAACCTCGTCAAATGTGACATTGAGATTATCGAAGGATGCACCTTCTCTAACTGTAATTGTACCGTTATCTTCTTTCTCGAATACGTCAGATACACTTCTGGCGTAGTTGTATATAACTTTCTCAACGTCAAATAGTCGAGTATCTCCACCTTTAACTCTAAAGGCATTTTTAATTACAGGGAGATACGCCTCATCATAAGGTGTTGTAGTAGTACCACTGAGGGTGATATCACCACTACCAACATAAGGATAAACTTGGTCTAGGTCGGTTGCAGACAGCCCTGACTTGGCAATCGCACCAGCACCATCATAATTTCCTCTAGATATAGATTCTTCTGCTGTCCCAGATGGGATGAAGATGACAGCTCCTGCCGCTCCGAGGTCTGGTATGACAATCCTTTCGAGACCAGAACCGATCTCTTGAATTGTACCAGAACCAATCCAAGGTGTTACTGCCTTCTCTAGGGCAGTATCGTTTACATCAAACAGTACAGTATTTGCGTTCTCTGGAATCCACTGAGATCTAGATCTACCCAGTGCATCTCTTCCATCTACTACATTGATAGGTCCGAATGGGAGTACATCTGCTGTAGCAGTGATAAGTCCCCAGTCGTTTACAAAGAAAAAATTCTCATCTCTTTCGGGTTCTACATTGTCTACAATATCGCCATAGTCAATATTTTCACTAGATCCCACGGTGATATCGCCGCCTTGGAACGTAGTGAATTGATCTATCTTCGTATTGTCGTAGACAAATACTGTCAAAAGGTATCCCCCAAATAAAAAGACCCTGCCTTAGTTATAAAGCAGAGTCCACATATTCATATTTAGTTTTTAAATTAGTCGAGTGCGACGTTAAGAGTAATCTTGATTTGGTCTCCGTTGTTCTGGATGTTGTAAGGACCGTTTGTGAATCTCTCAGCGTACATGATTGAACTGTAGAGAGTCGCAGTGTTAAGACCTAACACACCATTAGAAGTTGCACTTAATGAAGGAGTTGTTACAAACTCATCTGCATTAGGAACATCGAACACGGTGTAAACATTAGACTCAAGAGTTGTGTTACCAGCACCAGCAGAAACATAGATGATATCACCCGCTCTAAGTCCGTGGTTGGCGAACGTAATCTTACCGAAACTGAATGTAACTGATGGGTCAGTCGCGACCTGAATGTTATCAACCAGAGGTTTGTCTAGGTAAATCGTTCTGTAAGCCCTGTCAATACCGATAATCTTCGTACCAGTTGCGATACCAGCGTTACCAGCAACGAACTGTCCTAATGTTAAGTCGTCAATGCTAACTTGTGGGTCGATTGTGAGGTAAGAGTTACCGACAACACCGATAGTTGGGTCTGTGTTATTACCCTTAGTAACGGTGGTTCCAATACCAACACCAGCACCATGAACAACACCCTGTACTGCAACAGGCATGTTATTTGCTCTAGTAACGTAGTAACCGTAGATGTTACCAGCAGGTCCAGTGAAAGTAAATGTTTGTTCTGGATATGTAGCAGTCGTACCACTACCAACGTTCTTGATCACCCATCTAGATCCGTTCAACAGGATACCATACTGCTGGTTATAGTCCTGATCTCCTCTGTTGTTTACACATACAGGATAACCAGTGTTTGCAGTAGTACCGTAACCGTTAACGTTTCCGTCAATGTAGGGTTCAAAGTACGCAGTTGCAGACGGAACATCGCCCTCAGCAGGGGTCGTGTTACTTGTAAAAAGTTTTAATACAAGATTTCGCGGTGATGTATCTTCTAAATCTGCGACAAAGTTATTCTGAGCAATCAGATAACGTAGCGACTCAATTTCACCAATATTAGGAACGAGTAATGCCATTGAAAACTACCTCTAGGGTCTTAGAACGTTAAGAACTATACTTATTTATAATTTTAATTTTAGAGAGATTAGTAACCTTCTAATATTATTCACACTTACCACCGTAAAACGAAGAATATCTCCAGCTCCAATAGTGGTCGTCCAATTATTTAGGACATCATCAAAGTATTTATCCGAATTGGTTAGTTGCACTCTCGAACCACCAGTAATACTAGCGAAATTCGGATAATCTGCGAAAGTGCATTTTTCTATTTCAAGAACAATATCACCAGTCTGATCTGACAAGACTCTGATATTTTCGATAAGTCCAGTGACATCTATGGTAAGTTTACCTTTGTCACCAGGCTGCATTGGAAGACTGCCGCTATCAATAACATAGTTTACAGTTCGTGTTAAATCAGCAGCTGCAGCAAGAGCAATGATCACTACGTCATCATTTGCTGCTGGAGGAGTTGTAAATACAACTTTATCTCCAGAAATATTATAATCATTCGATGGATCTAGGAAAAGACCATTTTTAGTAACAATAAGTTGTTGATTATTGTTAGGAGTATATGCTGCTCCTTGGTCATTTAGATTAAATGTGGTTTCAGTACCATCTTGTGCTGGTGTTTTTCCAATAATGATATTACCATATTGGATCGACTTTGAGGGAACCTCATAGTCTACACCGACATTATAACTGCCAGGATCGTTGAGAGTGACTAAGTAATCTGCCATTATCGTGTTACGCCTGGAATTACAAGAAGGTTTCCTTGTATTGGTCTAGTCTTATACGCATTGGGCGATTCTAAAACCAGATCATACACATATCTCCCTCCTTCTATCACAGCAGTAATGGTGGATGCCATTGCAACTTTGATTTGACCGTTTACTCTATTTGGAAAAGTTACCACAAAAGGAGTAGACTTAGATGCCTCAGGGTGCTTTCTTAGTTGAGCAGATCCAGTGTAACCTGTTAGATTCAAAGCAGATGCGTTCTCGTTTCTGATCGTGAAAGTAGCTTCAAAATCTACACCTTGATCTAAAACTAAGTTGATGTTCCTTGCAGTCATCTGTCAAAAGGGGGATTTTAGTTATTTATCTAATTTGCTTAAAATTAGTTTCATCATATCTTTGAGTTCATCAACATCATCCTTTAGTTTATCCATTTCAGCCACTTCTTTTAACTTTTTCTCCTTTAATTGGAGATAACTATCGTATGCAGAATCATTGCAATTTAATATTGCACCACTCTCTTCATCTCTATAAAGAGAATTACTATCTTTCACTTTGACTTTTTTCATTAGATAGATGCGATTGCTCTTAGGTCACGGATCTTAGGAACATAAGCAAAGTTAGTTCCTGACATCACAATTTTAATTTGGAATCCATTGAACTGTGGAAGATTCTTCACATTGAACTCATACTCTTTGTAATCATCTTCTGTCTGAGATGCCAAGATTCTTCTGTCAGCCTTACCATTATTCTTTGCCTGATCAATTACATTTCCATTAGAATCTAAGTTTTCAAAGCCTGGGAATAGTTCAAACAACTGATACTGTGGTGGAGCATCAATTCTGAATATTCTGTAAAGAACTCGAATATCGTTTGTTGCGTGTCTGTAAGCATCAAACATCACTTTCAATCCATCAGCAGACTTCTCAAGATTTACAACTTTAGATAAGTAAACTGCAGCACTAGGATCATTATTAATTGAATTGACTCTTCTATCAGTTGAATAATCAGTGATCTTGGAGTTGAGTCTATCCATGATAGTAATCATATTAACTCTATCCAAGTCAATCATAGGACTG